GTTTGACGAGTACTGCCAACCAACCTTATGGAGTCCATTTACTATAGGATATGTCCTCATTGTCTCATGGAATATAGGGGTCTCAACATCAAGTGGCACTGTCTCAACAATATATGTTGGAGCTGAACTTTGTTCTAATGTAGCACTAGCTGTATACAGACTTACACCATTACAAGTTTGGTTCATTAAAGTAGGAAAAAATATAGCTGATTTTAAAGTTGATACTCCATTTTGAGGAATATTTGGATTATTAATCCAAGTACTTCGACCAGAAAAAGACGGGCCTCCAGCTAAATTAATTTGAGATCCAACATACCTAAAAGAATACCTATTTTTATTAGGGTCTGTACCAGTTGGATTAACCACATCGATAGTTACACCACTGCATTCCTCCCAAAAAAATTCCTCAAATGATGGGTATTCTCTAGATGCTATTGGAAGTGTAGTGGTAAAAGTGCTTACTATATTTGGACTACAACCTACACCTTCTTGGACTGTTATTTTTATTATTGCTCCAGCATATATTTTACCAGTAAATCCTACTGACACTATCCCATTATAATACAGCAAAGGAGAAATAGAAGTGGGTTGCCATACTGGACTAGGAATCGAATTAGGAGATGGAGCTGGCATAGCAACAGGCACAACATAATTATTAATATCAGCTCCTTGAAGACCATTACCATTACGTGGGGACTTTATTGTTGAATTAGGCAAAAAATATCCACGAACATTAAAAACATACACGTCTCCCACTTGGTAATTTCCAACACCAAAATTTAAAAATATAGTTCCACTGGATGGTACCAATGTACTTATATTAATAGGGGTATTTAGAATAGGCAATGGACTAGACCAAGTATTTTGATTATCTATATCTATATTTGTTATATAATGTGTAGGAGCAGAACTATTTGAAATATTTGGATCTGGAACAATTCTTACTTTTAATCTTACATCATTAGTAGTTTTTGTATTGACCGCATTTTTTGTTAATGTAACAGTTGCTGCGGCATTTTGTGATGGTGTATATAGATTAGAACCTGATCTATAAAAAACAGTATCGCAATGAACATTAGATGTATAGGCAGGAAAGCAATATGGTATTTGTACATCTTGTTGAATAAATCCACTCCCTGAATTATTAGTAGTAAATAATGGACTGCTTGTAATAGTATTTACAGGTACTGCCAAAAAAGATCCCGCACTAATAGCGTCTGGCTTTATTTTTAAATATAGGCCAGCAGGCGAATTAGTATTTATGGCATTAGCTGCCTTAAGCTCAAATTCAAGAACCTTAAACTTCTTGTTTGAATGAGTTGGATTTCCACCAGCCGTTTTAAATATAATGTACTCTCCAACAGATATTTTATCTCTGTCAGCCTCTGATATCTGTATGTACCTAAACTCGCCAGAAACTTGAATTGATATAGGAAATAAGTTGTAGTAATCTTTTTTTGATTGCTTTATATACATCCTGTAGTTTGTAGCCCAACTTGGAGGTAAATTTTTTATTGTTGTTTGTAAATAATTAACCTTGCTTGAATTTATCGAAGGTATGTAAACTGAATTAGAGGTGCTATTTAATATGTTAGATCCTTTAGAAGTTAATACAGTTGTAATTCTACCATATTCATCACCATAAACTATACCTACCTCATAATCACGGTCACTTCTAAAAGTTTTTCTAGGGTTAATAATAGTTGGCATCTCAGTAAGATAAGAATTAAAACCAACGACATAATTTATTTTTGGAATATCTCTAAATTGAGTATAATTACCATATATCAATCTATTTCCTATTATATCTTGTGCCTGGGCCTTAAGTGGTACATTATCAAAAATCCTTGTTACTTGATCAGATGGTAATGTAGCGTATATCTTATTGTTTCTAAAATCAAAAAATGAAACTGAATTATTAGCAATATTCTCATCGTTTTTATTTAGTGTCTCTACCACCATTACATTTAACGATCTGGTATCTCTTGCTAAAATTTGTATTTCTTTTACAAACTCATTTCCAGTCTGAAAAGTAATACGTACTATATTATTTTTGTTTAACATTCCAATATTATCACCAGTAACTGGATCAAATGAAAGTGGTTTTGCGTTAAATCCTACAGAAGAAAACGGTGACATTGAGCTAAACTCATTATCAATATATTTGTATCTATAACTAAAATAAAGAAACTTTTCTTCTATATTATTTGACTCAACGGCATCATTATTATTAGATTTCTTTAATTCTAACGCTGGGCTATTTAATGGAGGTCTTAATACTACATCAATGTCTATATTTATTCTAGAATCATTTATAGAATATGATTTTGCTCTAGTTATATTTATTTTTCTTGGAGGATTAATGTTGTCTGTCCAAAATAAAAAACTACCATCATCTGAAAATAAATAATTAACACCTGTTATTAGTGAAGTAGCATCAAAGTTTAATTGATTAGTTGTACTACCTATAACTAAAGCCGTAGTTTCAGTTCTTTGATTAAATTCAAAAATACCATCAAAATTATCAGAAGTAATAAACCAATAAATAAGATTAAGTGGTTCGTATACCACTGCACCAATTGTTTTTGGATTTGTTATAGTTATACCTCTAGACAAAAGAAATGCTGTAGGAGAAAACATTAATGTGTTTCCCCTTGCATTTTGTATAGCACCCATATTTGAACCACCAGTTGATTCTATTGTAATATTTTTTGCAGATCGATATTGACCATCAGGCAATAACCTTTCGTCAACATCTTGGTTCATTTTACCCGCAACAAATGTTCTTTTACTTTCTGCCATAATTATTTAATCCACTTATCTTGACCAGCTAAACTCATCAACAATCTTGATGGGTGCATGTTGCTTAGACGAATCTTTGTGTTTCTTAATGTTGCACTTTTTTCTTTCTTAGCTCTACTTACTATGTACTCCTGCACACCATATTTATTATTTAAAACAGCCCACTTTAAGTAGTTGTACACATACTCTTCAGCTAATTTATTTATAGTAATTTTTGTTGAGTCACCATTCTCCATACCATCTGATATATACTCAAGTACAATAAATGTATTTTGAACACCAGATGAAAAGTTAATTACTCCAGCTTCTTTGTTGATTGTGAACTTAGGATTAACGTTTGCATTTTCAGTGTCTAATCCATATCTTGATCCTATTCCATAACCAAAATACCAGTTGCCATCACAACAGTATCCCATTTGTCCATTATATATACCTGGCCCCGTATACAACATGTTGTCACCTCTAAGTATATCAATCTTTGATTTTCCTATAATAACCTGACCATTCACATCAAATATAATATCAAGATTATTGTCTTGCAAGTAAGCTGTTGCTGACATTGCTGATCTATTTTCAACAAGTGGTATAAGGACCCCTTGATGTAACATTGATATTCTAACATAGTTAACATAGTCTGGAGGCATAACCATCTGAAGAGAATCACCTATCTCTAACTCTAAGACTTTTATGTTTCTTAATGCGTCATAGTTTAACTCTTGTATTGATCTTTTTGCATGAAAAAGAATGGTATATCTATCAACATTGTTCACAAGTTTATCATTGCCAACATACATCAATATGAAGTTGTTAACAATGTCAGACAAGCTAACATACTGATAAGACCCCCAGTTCTCATCCTCTGGTATAAGACCATTATTTTTATAGTACTGATAATTGTTTATATATGGCATCTACTACTGTTTTTGTTGTGAGTCTTGTATTTCTTCTGACTTAGCTGCTGAAACTACTTCTGCTTCTCTAATTGAAAGTCCAGCATACTGTAATATTTTTACCACTAAATTAGCAAAATCACTTAATGGTAACTCAAAGTCTTGATAGTTAAATGCACTTGCATTAAATACTGGCTGTCCAGCAGAAATATTTGTGTATGACCATACAGGATCTTTTGGGTACCTTATGTATTGAGTGGTTATATTGTTTACTATTGTTGTCGGATATACAATTACCCCTGTTTCTTGTAGTGTGTATACTGGATAAGAAACATCAGGAGCTGTTAAGTTTGAGTTTAATAGTGCAGATATCTTTCTTTGACTAACTTTTTCTACCTCAATATTATTATTGTACATAACCCTCTCTAGGTAGTAGTAATTTGCTGGAGGTAAAAAATATGGTGCTGAATAAGATAGTGAAACAAGAACAGAAAACTCATCAATGACCTCCCCTATATTTTTAGGCACATCCGTATACCCCTCACCAAACATTCTAGCGTTTTGCTTGTTGATTGAATTGGAGTAGGAATATATATACTGCTCAAATATTTCAAGCTGTGCCTGCTTTGCAAACAAGTTGAACTCGTCTGGCGTAATATAACCTCTATTGTCCTTGCTTATTATTGACAGAACAGTGTTCCTGACATCATTTATCATTGTAAGTCTTTTTACAAAGATAAACAAAAAAAGGCACTCTAATTAAAAAGTGCCCTTAATAGTTTAATTACTAATTACTATTACGAAATAGCTACAGAATTAATCAATTGTTGAGTCGCTCCAACCAATGGTAATGCAGGGATAATAATTGCATCAGGGCTAGATGATGAACTGTTAGCAGAAGCTAATGCATTGATAACTGCATAGTGTGACGCATAAGTAGCATCAGCAGTAGTAAACGTAACTGTAATTACATCAGATCCTGCATGTGCTGAATAAATGTGAAACAATACCGTAGTAGTATCAGGCATTGTGATAAAGTAATCAGCGTTAGCCGACATTAATGTTTTTACTAAAGAACTTGCCGCCCCAATAGTAAACTGTAAAAATTTTCTGTTCATTTTAAAATGTTTTAGTTGTTAATAACAATGCAAATATACTAATTTTCTGAGAACTTATCTTCAAGGTGTTTATAAAGCTCTAAACCTTCATCTGACTGAAAGTATGAAGACAGTACATAAAGTGGATCCTCTCCAAATGGAACGGTAAGTAGCTTCTTTTTATTGTCTTTAAAGTTAAAGTAAATCTCCTTTTTATTGTTCTTGTAAATCAAATAACCATCAGACAATGCTCTTGCAGCTATATTGCTAATTCTTAATGATGGGTCATTAACAGCCTCCATAAATTCTTGAGGGTAACGTTTAGCAAAAAGCATAACGTCTCTCTTTAATTCAGTCGTCTTCATTAATTCAACATTTGATCCCATTAACAAACGAGCGACAGACTCTAATACTGATATGTCTAAGTCCCTAGCAGCTATCTGTGCATCAAGCTGATCGTATAGCATAGTTACATCTTCCTGTGCATCTTTTTCATTATCAAATTCATAGAACTCAGTTCCATTTCCTGGATGATAATGCATAAACTCTTGTAGAACAGGATTTGTTTTTGGAACGTTTAAAACGCCATCCTCAAATACAATTGGTTCCAATATAACGTTTTGGTCTTGCTCATCTTGAAATGGGGATTTTGAATTCCTAGCGTACCTAAGTGGATAGTTTGCATTTGTTTGCTCATCATAATAAAGCAATCTTGTTCTTGGGGTGTCTTTTGATGCTATGAAATAGCTCAGTGGAGTAGTATCTCCTTTTAGTAAGTAAGTTCTGTCTTTTGATTCTAATTTTACTCTTTTAATCTTTTCCATTTTATATAATTTAATTTATTAAAAAAAAATAGAGAGGGACACTGATGTCCCTCTCTTTAATTATTCTTATCCTTTGAAGATAAAGAAGTTGTTTGCACCTAGTGTACACAAAGCTCTTTCAGACAAGAAGTTAACCTCCATTGCGTCTAAATCACTTGTTGCAGCACCACCTGCTGAACCTGTCATCCAAGTCTTGTAACGTCTGTCTTCAGTTTCAGATGCACGGTAACGAACGTGTAAGAACGGTCGTCTTGCATTTTTACCAAGAACTTGATCGTATACATTCATCGTTCCTGCTGGAACTAAAACACCGTTAACAGCACCTCCAACAAGACCACCACGAAGTGTAGCATCGTTTAAGTACTTCCAGTCAGTCTTGTAGAACTCATAACCTCTCTTAAATCCAGAGAATCCTAAATTCAATGCCATCTCCTCTGAGTTATCGAAAAGACCGTAAGACGTACCACCTGCTCCATAAGAGTTTTGTGCAGCTAACATATCATCGATATCAAAAGAAAATTGACGATTTAAGAACAATGCATTTTCAGCAATTGCTCCTTGCTTGTCAAGACGCTGTACGATTGTGTCAAAGTCACCCAATGTAGATGGAGTACCTCCAGACCATACGTTACCACGAGTCTCAATAGCGTTAAACATACCTTGAGTACCAGCAGCAGTTGTACCAGCAGCAGATCCTGGAGCTGAAGCTGACGCAGGAGATAGTTGTGATAAAGCAGCAGATGATGCAGCAGCAGGAATTCCTTCAACCATTGCCATCTCTAAGTAATCCTCAAAACGTAAACGTGTTTCGTGTTCTGATTTAATGTACCATAAATATCCAGTAGCACCGTTTTCTGTAGTTACTTCAACCCATCCAACTTGTGCCATTTCTGAACCAGAAACAATATATTTATCTTTAATAATAATAGGCTTATTATCAAAAAATAAATCTTGTGACTCATTAGAACCTTGCATTCCAGCTACGCCCTTTTGGAACTCAGAACCGTAAACAAATGCTGTTACTGTTGTTGCAGCTGTAAAAGTTGTAGCTACGTTGTTATAGTAAGCAACTGTAAAAGTACTTCCTGAAACCGCTGTTATTAAAGCTTTCTGTGATTCAGCTGTTATGCTTTCTGAAGAAAGAAATACAGTTTGACCTACACGAAAGTTACAAATAGCTGATGCAGGTATTGTAAACGTTTGAGCACCTGATGCTAAAGCACCAAATGTTAATCCTGTATATTTTGTATGTAAACGACCTTGTTCTGCCCATTTAATCATGTCAGAGTTAGAAGGAAGTTCTGCACCAACCATACGTAAGAATGATGCAATTGATCTATTACCATAACGCTCAAATTCTTGCTCAT